GCACGTTTGGAGCATTCTGACTTAACCAAGTTGATGTATTCGTACTTGTTAAACCAGGAGGCTTATACGTGTATGCGAGCTCTACAGTTAATGCAGCGTTCGGGGTTGGCGCAAGATAGTGTGTGTCTTGGTCCCACATCGCATAAAATTTAGGCGTTGCGGCTCCAGTAGCAGTGCTATCAGGTGCGTATTCATTCATAAAGGAAATATCTTTTTGTATCAAGTAAGTTCTATTATTTGAACCATCTATTAACTGTACATATCTCGTGGCTTCCCAATCAGAGGGAAGAGGTAAGTAAGGGTTGTTGACTGTTAGCGTTGCGGTGTCGTATTTTCTGTAATAATTTAAATCTACTGTTCTTCTTACCTTATCTTCAATAGATTCAATAAAAGGTTGAATAACACTATTAGAAAGCACGTTTGTGCTTGTTTCTGTATAGTTTCTTATATTGTCTGTTAAATCGGAATAATCGGTCATGACGTGCTCACTGTAACATTACCTACGCCAGAATTCAACTGTGTAGGTTTATTTGGTTGTTGTACACTTAAAGGCATCATGCTTTTTTGTGTAGAGGCATAAGCTACCCCGTTTGCATAATAATTTGTAACTGGCATATCAAGGGTTTGAAATTGATTAACTGTCAATCCAAAACCAGTGCCGTCATATGCTGCATCTTCTCCCTGAGGTGGTGTAGCCACTGTTCTTCCTGCATTGATAGGTCCTAAAGCACCTCCAACAAAAACTCTTGAGTTTGCTATTTGTGGTCTTGCATATTCCAAAGACTGTGGATCAGTAACCATTGGTAAAGGTTCAAGTTGTGGTTGTTTTGGTTCAAACTCACTGTAGTGAACCCATGAACCATTCCATTCTTGAACCATTTCATTATACGGAAATGCCATACCAGATCTATCTGATATGCGTTTAGCAAATTTACCAGATGCGTATTTTCCCATTAAGCACTCGGTAAATAAACTTTAGGTGTTAAAAATAAACTTGTTCTTTCACCATCTTGAGCTGCTGCTCGTTGAAATTCATCTTCATAAATTTGTTTTAATAATTGAATTCTATCTGGCGCTTTTTTCATAGCTATGTAATAAGCTAGTCCAGCAGTTAAACATGGAAGAAATCGAAAAGGAATCTCAGCATTATTTGTGTACGCGCCCGAGTCCTTCATCCGAACAAGAGCATAATATACTAGAGTGTACGTTGTATCGGCTGCAGGATATAGAAATAGCTTTGGGTTTATCGTACGCTCAAAGTAGTATTGACTTGGTCTTCCGCTGGTTGTTTTAACAGTGTAATTTAAATATGTAGAACGACTAATTGATGTAGTTGAAAATTCATTATTACTTGAATCACGAATTACAACATCTGTAATATCTATAATCTGTTGAGCTGCATCAGCTCCTGCACCAAATAAATTAACACCTGATAATTCTGTTGTTGTTGCAGGTAAAGTTTTTTCTTGTTTTTGAATTGTCCAAAGATTTAAACCTCTGTTAGCCCACTCTGCTAATAAAAGATTAAGAGAACGTCGTGCGGTTTTTAAGTCGTATCCACTACGTACTTGTAAACCGCAACGTTCAAATGCTTCTTCTGCTATATCATCTATAGATAAATCAAAGTCTGCTGTTGAAGCGTAAGTTGGCATCTATTTCTTTTTCTTTTTGGTAACTTTTTTCTTTTTACCCTTCATGACTTTACCACCACGTTTCATTTCCATCATCATGCCACCACCACGTTTTTTAGCGACGCCACCTCTTTTCATTGGAACTGATTTTTTCTTACCCATCATATTGACCTCCGAATATTCGTTTAAAGGTTTTTTGTCTAGATACTACAACGTCTTTGTAGTACCCTTTCGGCCATTTCTCATAATAACCTTGACGGTGTAGTTTATCAGAAGCTTCCTGTAATTGCGAGAACTTTTGTATTAACATCATAGAATACATAAGATCACTTTCTACAAGTGGGGTCTCCCCATTTGGAGTAACCAAAAACTCTTGTTCTTCTTCATTGGCTGGATTGAGGGGATGAAAACCCATAAAAAATATATCCTTCTTATTATACCAATCATTGTATTCATCTATAATGTCTTGAAACTGATCTAATGTATAGTTAAAATAAGGATCACAAAAAATTAATATTTCATGAACGCTAAAATCTAATTGTTTTAATTGAGCGTTAAGTTCTGTTTTATACCATTTGTTCTTTCTCTTTACTTCAATAATAACTTTATTATCCTGCCATGTTTTCTTTGCAAAAGGACATGCGGGAAAACCACCTAAATGTTTATTAGGTATCTCAAGAAAGTGTTCAGACCACTTACGTACGTCTTTTTTTATTTCTTTTTGTAAATGTTGCGACATTCTTTGGTTTAGGTCCTGTATTGCCTGCAGCTCTCTTTCTGCTGACAGCACTCGCCTTTTGCGACTTTGTCATCCGTGTGGCTTTTGCAAGTGGAACGCATTTCGGGTATTTTCTTTTGCTCCCCTTTGACCTTCCACAAGGTTGATATTTTCCGTCTTTCTTCGGTGCTCCAATATCCACCCACTTCTCTTTCACCCATGCTCTTAATCCTTTCTTTGCCATTATGAAAAAGCAGTGACCTTACGTTTACTTTCCATAACTCCACCACAACCTTTTGCAATTCCACCTTGATTAAAGTTAGATATTTTTTTTCGTTGTTGTGAAACTTTATTAATCATACCACCATTAGCTTTTTTCTTTTTCTTTCCACCAGGTGTAACTTTTCCAGAACAAACAGCGCTAGCATACATATTAGCATATGCACTTGGGTACACTTTAAATTTTCTTTTTGCTGCTGCCTTGCCTTTAGCACATAATTTACCCATGACCTTGACCTCTATATTTAACGTGTTGACGTCGTTTGTTTTTATTCTTCGGCCTACTGCGTGAAGAATTACCTATACTAGTTCTTTTTTTAACAGGAGTAAAGTATTGGTTATTTGGGAGTTTAGCTACCATTACTTCATTTGAGATAAAGGATTAGCGAGAGTTAGTTTGATTTGTTTATCAATGCTTTCTTGTAATTCTGTCATAGCTTCATTTAGCTCATTTTCTAATTTTTGCATATCAGACTCAATACCATCCACCGTTAATTTTAAGTCTTTTTCATTTGATCTAGAATCTTCTTTTACTCTTGTCTCTACATCCTCAACAATTGTTTCAATACGTCTCACATCACCTTTTAAATCGTTTTTTAATTCTTTAGCTACATCTGCCACTAATCCAACTTCTTCTAGAATCATACTCATTTCACTCTGTAGCATTTCTACTTCTTGTTGTACTAAATCTATACGTTTATCAAAGCCTGAAAGGTCAGGGCTGACATATTGAGATATGGTATCTTTCATCGTTAGATAATCCTTATAAAATTCAAACGCGCCCCACGCACCACCAAGCAATGTACCTAGTGCTGTTAAGACAACGACTATCTTTCCGCCTTTAAGCTTTAAACCCGCAAATTCTAATTCTGCCACTGTTGCATTACCATTTCGTTCATTAGCCCATCACTTCCTGCAAACAAGAAATATTGTGCTATATTGTTTGTTGTAAGTTCAGCATCAGGAATAAACTGATCTGTAAAAAATCCTTCAATATCATTCAGTTGTTTTTGTGAATCAAAGAATGATTTTGAATTACCTAATACTTGCATCACAATTAATGTTTTTAACTGATTTGCTGAATCATATCTACCTTTATCACCCATCTTCTCTAATATTTTTTTCGCCGCCACTTCTTTTTTACTTTCCTCTTGTTTAGGCTCTTCTTTAGGTTCTTCTTTTTCTTCTACTTCCTCAACCTCAACTTCTTTAGTTTCATTTTCAGTAGCCTCTGGTGCGCTTTCTTCCTGCTTAGGCTCCTCCTGCGTTTCAGGTTCAGGCTCTGTAGTATCTTCTTCAGTAGGTTCATTTTGTACCTCCTCTGGTTGTGGATCTGGCTCATTTACCTCTGGTTCAGGCATCTCCATTTCCATTTCCATCTCTGCTTCTATCTCTGTCTCAACACTCGCCACTTCTATTTCTGGCATTTCCATTTCCATCTCTGGTATTTCTACCTCCATGACAGGCATTTCTATTTCCATTTCCATTTCAACCATTTCGTAAGAAACTTCTGTATCTGGTTCTTCAATTGGTTGTATATCTATTTCACCACCTGGTTTTTCTACAAAATCATTATGATCAAAAAAATCTTCTACAATATCTATAACTTCTGTTTCGGTACTACCACCGTAAGCAACCCACATTTCTACAGATGTAATCGTTTGTTGTACTATTGTAGAAATAGTGTTGTATAACACACGAATGCTTACGTCATCAAAAACTGGGCCCACGGCTAAATTCACATCACGTCCGCCTACCTCTATAATTAAATTTGTAATGGTGCCTGAAAAATCAAAGCCACTTTCGTATACTTGATAACCACTATTAACACCCGACTCCGATAAAATATCAGTACCACTAAATACCTCAGTAGTTCCGTCTCTTCCTGTAATATGCATATATATTCTATCTTGAGCATCTTGCTTATCAACTTTGATAGAATAGTTAGTTCTACCTCCATATTTTATATCGAGTTCAGATACATCAACTGTTTGTATAAAGGTGGTTCCCATTCCTTCAACACCCATAGCGCTTGTATTATTATCAGACCCTGTAATTTCAGCGCATCTATCAGTTCCTAAATCACCACAATAAGTTCCTGTAGGCATACTAGCGGGACCTTGGCCACCCCAGTCTGAGCCCATTGAACCGTCCTTCGAAGTCGCTACATATCCGTTGTCACTATCAAGAATATCACCACTATCTTTGTTTTCGACGGTGGTGGTTGTAATATCTTTTTCGGTGGTTGTGGTAGTTAGAATACCATCGGGTTTCATTTCAATTGTTTCAGTTACTGTTTCAATAATAACTTGATCAACAACCTCGTCACATAAACCGACAGTTGTTGTGGAGCAATCTACTTGTGCTTTACTAGAAAAGGATAGGGAGACCGATATACATAGCCATAGCCAAAAATAAAAACTTTTTGAATTCGCCATCATCTACATCCTCATTTATATTAATTTTTAAAACATCATCTTTAAATACCATGCTACCTTCTGGTATCATATGTGGATTTGATTTCCATTTCTCTAAAGCTTCACTGCCAATAGAACCCATGTACGGAGGTGGTGTTCCTGCCATCACTAAACTGTCAAACACCCTTGGGTCTTGTGCTAATATACTCACCGCCGCAAC